ACAGTCGGACCACAATGCGGCACGTAAATAGTTTTCTTGATTTTGTAGGAATTAAGGGAGGCGGCAAAGCGTGGTGGGACGCTCAACCGGTATCGCCATAAAAGGAGGGTTGAACAATGAATTACGACAAAATGACGCTATACCAACGATATAAAGCCCGTGCGGAAGGTGCCGCAATTGAGTGGCAAGCTGGTTTTCCCAATTACAATTATAGCTACGGCGAGTTGCTATATTTTCAAGAACATTTCACCAGGCTTGCTAAGAGATACGGATTAACAAAAGTATTTAGGGAAAACGGTATTATCTAAGGAGGTTTAACCATGAAAAAGAAAATCAATTATATAATTCGAGAAGTACCGCCGGAACAATCAGATTTTAGCCTTTATTTTGACGACGACGGATTAAAGGAAATAGGCGGAGATTATTGTTACAATTTGTTCATCGTTGCGCAATCTAGGAATTGCGGAGGTTTTAACGAAGAAGAATACACCAGCTTGCAAAATGAGATTGAAAATTTGCTGAAAATGTACATCGATATTGTCAATAAGTCAATTTATGCGCACTACTCAAGCATCGGCGCAATGTTGTTTGATTTAGGAATGGTGAATAGCATTCATAATACCAAGCGAATTAAAGCAATAACAGAATGGTTAAGGGCTTGTAACGAAAAACCTAATTCACCGTGGGGGAATTACGAAACGCGAGCCGCAGCCTTCCCCGAGGAAACAACCGCGGAATATCTAACATTCAAGACGGGTAAAGAATGGCGCACGGATAGCGCAAGAGGTTACTCGCAAGGTGATTATGTGAAAATGGTTTACTGTTCGGAACATTATAAAGACGGAGTAAAGAATTACGGGGAAATATGGTTAGGCGCGGGGAAGGAATTTTACACGATTAAATTAGATGAAAACGGTGAAGAAACAGACACCTGTTACGGGTATATTATCGCGGACTGCCAAGCGCGAACAGATGAAGATTACAAGAGGATTGTTTGTGAGTGGGCAGGAATACCAGAAGACGAGACAATTCTTGAAATGATAGAAGATAGCAGAACATATACGAAATACAGCTATAGAACGGTTAAAGAATGAAAAGAAGGAGGGCTAAACCATGAGAGAATTTGAAAAGCTATGTACAGAGTATCGAGAAAACAAGCGGCTCCTCGAGGAGCTGGAAGCCATGAACGAAAGCCTAAAAAATGATATTATCGCTCTTATGGGAGACCGGGAAACAGTCATAGAGGGAAGCACTAAAGCTATTTATAAAACCGTCACGAGTTCAAGGCTTGACGGTAAAGCCCTAAAGGAAGCCCTACCAGATATTGCACAAGCCTTCACCACGGAAACACAATACAAGCGTTTCACAATCGTATAAAAGGAGGGTTATATTATGCGCAAAGTTTCAGTAACGGTTATTTATAAAGACAATACGCTTTATAATCTAACAGTCAATCATAAAGGGAGTTTAATTAATTTAGTGTCGTATGATGGAACAAACGAAAAGCAGCCTTACGGAAAATGCACTTTTCAAACAATGTATAAATCAATATTAAACATACTGAAGAACAATAATTTCTATTGTAGTTATTATGAGCAATTCGGGCAGCGTTGGTATGATATACAGTTTATCAATTTAGAAAACCCAGTAAATATTGAAAAATTTGGAATGGAGGCCAACAGATGCTAGTGGTTTTATGTATATTAATTTTCCCGCTCGTGCTCATATCCGAATTACTGATACAAAATAAATAATTGCAGCCCCGGTTAATATAGCCGGGGTTCTTTTGTGCCTTGCGTTGGTCGTATGTGGCGGCTTGCGTGGGGCTTTTCTTTGCCTTGATTCCTTGCGTTGCTTCCTTGCGTTGATTCCTTCCAGATAAACGTAAAGTATAATCAAGATTAAATGCAAGCCATGCGGCTAGTCGTGAGTACGAAAGGTTGACAACAATACCCCCGGAGGGGGATATACAAAAGCATCCTACGGGGGCAGGGAGTGGCTTAAATATCCCAAAAAAATAAAAAGGCTACTTTTCAATAAATTACTTGACAATAAAACACTTGACAACAAATCACTTGACATATATAATTAAGGTATCAAACAAAGGAGGTATCTATCATGCGAGGTAGAGACATAATGAAAGCCATAATGGAACAGGAAGAAATCAAAAACGCTGAATTGGCAAAGAAATTGGAAGTCAGTAATGCTGCTATTTGGGAGAGATTGAACAATAAGAACGTGAAAGACATACCAGTATCATTGATGAATGAAATGGTGCGAGCTATGGGTTACAAAGTAATCGTTGTTCCTATCGATTGTAGGATTCCAGAAAAAGGATATGAGGTCACTTCTGAGTCTTCTACGAAGGAAAAAGTAGATTCAGATGCTCTCCTATCTGACAATAAAACACTTGACAATGAATTACTTGACAATGAAACACTTGACGAATAATCGGAAGGTGAGACAAAATCTGAACAGTATGAACAGTAGTGAACAGTACGTTTTTTGCTACTGTTCACCCCGAAACCCTTGAAAACGTTAGTCTTTTCCGCTTTCTGAACAGATGAACAGTATTTTCCTCTAAAACTATTGCATACGTATATATGTATATAGAGATTAGTTTTTCGCTAAATTACTGTTCATCTGTTCAGAATTTCCGCAAACCCTTATGTATCAAGGCTTTGCAGGTGAACAGTATGTTTTAACTACTGTTCACTTACTGTTCACTACTGTTCGGATATATTGGTAAGACAACATGGTATAAGGTGTTCAAAGAGAAAAAAAATTTCTCTAATACCGATTGTGATATAATCTAAAGTGTGTTACAATGTAATAAAATACAAAAGGAGGATAATTGATATGGTGTTGAATAACATTGAAATTGAAACAAAAGTAAAGTGTTTAGAAGCTGGTATTACACAGGAACAGCTCGGAGTGAAGGTCGGAACAACAGGCCAGTATGTCAATCGCATTATTAAAAAGAAAGATGGTCTTATAAACAAAACGTTTGTGAGCATGATGGAATCTCTCGGTTATGACATTCAACTTACTTATGTTCCAAAAAAGGAGGGCTGATTATGATTTGTCCTAAGTGCAAGTCGAATAACGTTCAAATACAAGTCAAAAACAGCAAAAATTCAATAATGACAGGCTGTGTTTTGTTCTTTGGAGGAATAAGCTTGATGTTTTTAGGTGTCATGGGTTTAGTAATCGGTCTTGCGATTGGATTTGCGATAGGTGCTGTATTAAAAGCACTAATGCCGACACAGCACGAATCAATAGCAGTATGTCAAACCTGTGGAACATCTTTCAATCCGCAAGAGCAACCAGTAGTTATAGAAAATATACCAAAGGTTGAACAGACGAATGTAACAGGAAACACTACGCTTATCATAAACAGGTGCAAAAATCAATGTGGTTCTGCTATTTCGCTTAATGTAAGAGTTGATGATTTTCAAACCTATACATTAACGAATGGCTCAGCAATCAGCATAAACGTAAGCGAAGGAAATCATACCATTCATTACGCACAAATAGGCGGTGTAGGCAAGAAAAAGAGAACAGGATTTTACAATATATCTGTTTCTGATAATAAAACAAACAGAGTGAACATAATGTTTACATCAAAAGGATTAAGTATAACGGAGGGAAGTCATGCGTGAGTTATTGCAAGCTATATACTCTCTCGTTTCTGATGGTACGGATTATAATGCTTATCAAGACTTAAAAGATTCTTGTCGTGAGTGTATGAAAACAGATGTTCCGCTTGCTGTTGAATATTTGAAAAAATTATCAGATAGGTTGGAGGAAGTCATACCAACCATCGAGGATATAGATAAAATGAGAAAGATGTACTCGCTTCATAAATCCGTACTACTTGTTGCAGCACCTCACGATTTCGAAAGTTATATCTTATATATCGAATCGAATCGAGAGCCTGAGAAGAAGTTCTACCCTCCTCGGAGAAAGGCCCTTCGCCCTGTCGTTGAAGCACTGCAAGATTTGGTGGACGATAAGCTGGACTTACTGGCAGTATCCCTCCCTCCAGGTTGCGGTAAGACAACACTTGCTATCTTCTATCTAACTTATCTCGCAGGGAGAATCCCGGACGAACCCATGCTGACAGGCTCTCACTCGAACAGCTTCGTGCGA